AGAGACGCCAAGCCTGGCATCGCTGCTTTCGACGAGTTGGATCGGCTCGAGCAGACAATATCTCCAGCCAAGCTTGAAGGTATAGGTATTGCGGAACAGCAGCGAACGCTGCAACCCCAGCTGGGCGACCACCGTACCGGTCAAGTAAGGGTCGACAATCATGTCGGCCTTTAGCGAGGTGTCGCGCCGGATACCATAAAGATCGGCGGCGGATTGGTCGAAGGTCTCTACGATGTGCGAATTGTAGCTATTGCCCCGGTCCTTGCACTGCAGCTGAATGTGGTTGTTGGCGTCGGCCGGGGCCGAGCGCACGATATGCACCGGATCATCGGTGAAACCGCCGGTGACCGGGGTTGCGCCCGCCCGCAAGGCCGCGCCGCCTGGGCTAGCGCCGATATTGATTCCGACGCTCGATTCCTGAACGATGAAATCGTCCTCTCCGAGGCTGTAGATCGGCGTCGTGTTCGGCGAGTAGGAATAAGGGCCAACCGTGCTGCCGAGTGCGATAGTCACGCCACCCGATCCGCTGGTGGTGACGGAAGTCACTTGCGCGCTGGCGTTCAGGATCGCAATTGTCAGGCCGTCCGGGCTGACCCCAGCCCAGAGGCCAAATGTCGCTAGCGCAGCAGTGCTGAGCATTGCCTGCGCCAATCCGGCCCCGACGGCCGCGTAGGTCTGCTCTTGGCCGGTCGTCGTATAGCTCACCGTGATCGGTGAGCCTGCCAACCCGGGACTACTGAAAACGAGACTGATGCTATCGCCGCCGGTGGTCGTCACGCTGCCAGCGATCTTCACGAGCTGGTATGAAGCAGTCAGCGGTTGGTCTCCATAGGGGATAATCTTAAGTAGGCCGTTGGACCAGACGATCGCACTGTTGGTTAGCTTGGCAATATCGGCCAGACATTGTTGTGCTGGCTGCTGGGTGTCGAGCATCGGCGATACGAAGAGGCCGGCAGCGAAGCAATAACTTTGATAGGAGGTCGCGTCGAGCGTGGGCATCGCCGGGTCGAGGTTGACGCTCGGGAACCCGGCGCCGTAGCGTGTGTTGGTTAGAAAATCGGCGACTACCGCTGCCGGGTTTGCGTCGAAGCCGTTGACGCCAGACCCCGCTTCCATACCCTCGATTTCAACCGAGAAATTCGGGAGGGTCGCGGTATTGCCGAGTTGGTAGTTGGCGCAGGCGAAGTTTGCCGTCCCGGAATAGCTGAGCGTCTTGGCCGGGTGGGTCGTTACCCAAAAGGGGTCAGCTGCCTCGCCGTCGGAGCCGAGATTGATCGAAGACAGGCCGGACAAGCCCGCCAAGCTCGCTATATTCTTATCCCACCAGACAGTACCGATGCCGGTGATCGGTCCCTGGCACAGTCCCATAATGAACGAAGCTGAATAAGTGTACTGTTGCCCGCCCCCCTTGCCGCCACCGCCGCCCTTGCCTTTGCCGCCGGTCTTCGACGCCGGTGTCGCCTTGAAGTCGTCATAGTCGAGGAGGTTGCCGGACAGCCGCGTCGTGCCATAGACGAGTGGAATGACGCCGCCTTGCTGCGAGCTCTGGAACTGCAGCGATCCGACGGCCTTCTGCTGCTTGGCGTTGGTGCGCCCTCCGAGGATGCCGCCCATCGGTACGCCCTAGGTGGTTGCTCAGAACGGGTTGAAGATCCGCACCGGCCGCCCCGCGAGCTGACCTTGCGTCGCTTCCGCATAGACGACCCCGGCATTGTGCCAGGCATGGATCAGACGCGGCCATTCAACGACAATTGCGCCGTGGGCAAAACATCGGCCGAATTTGAACACTGCGATGTCACCCGGCTGTGCCAGGATATTGTTATCGCCTGCGGGAACCTCGCGGGCATACTGTGTGACGCCGTTGAGATAGCGCTCGGCGTCGCGATGCAGGTTCCAATCCGGCGGGTAAAACGGCACTTCGACATGTGCAATGACTCCGGCTCGCTCGTAGACCTCGGCGAGCAATGTCAGACAATCGGCACCAGCGCCCTTGACGCGTGCCATATGATGGTAGGGTGTGCGCAACCATCCTCGGGCCTCCTCGATCACCGCAAGTCGCCGGGGATCGGCCAGAGGTCGGGCTTTCACAATGACAGCAGTGCGCCGCAAATCAGTCATCGCTGCTCAACCGCAAAAATCGATCGTATGAAGGTCGCCTGAGCCACGTCTCACAGATCCATCGAATCTTCGTCGCGGTCGGAGAAATAGGCGAGGATGTCGTCGCGCAGTTTCGGCTTGTTGCCGGCGAGTTCGATCAGCCCGTCCCGGCGCCGCACGATATCGGTATTCGGATCGTAGCGGTTGCGGATCAATATGTGCTCGCGCGTGCTGTAGCGTCGCGACTGCAGCGGCCCGTGCCAGAGGTGGTACACGATGCCCGGGACGAGCCCAATATCCTCGACAATCGCCGCACGCGCCCGATCTTTCCACGCCTTCAGCGCCGCGCGGTATTGCGGCGTGTAGTCGTTGTCGGTGAGAAGCAGATCTGTGAGATCCAAGTGGCCCGTGGCCATGTGATAATCGGCGGCGCCCAAGAGGCAGACGTCTAGGAGTCCGCCCATCGCCTCAAAAGCCTCGCGCCGGTATCCCCAAGCACCGCTCGGATAGCCCCAGTCGAGCATCTCGACTGGGCCGTCCTTATGCCAATATTGGTCTTGCACGTGGGCTCGGCGGCTAGTTAGGTACCAATGCATAAAGCTCTTGCCCGTGCCGACGAGCTCGCTCCTGGGGCCGAGCCAGATGTGTCGCTCGAGATCTGCACGATTCGATGGATCTGCAAGCCGTGCAATACCTGCTCGACCCAAAGTGGGTCGTGGAACAGCATATCGCCATCGACAACCGCGACGTATTGTGCGCCCGGGATCGCGGCGACCCCGATCCGAGCCAAGTTTTCCTTGCGCCAGCAGATCGAATTTGCCCGTAGTCTGACCCGCCTTACGCTGGCACGGTCGGCTAAATCGAACGGCTTCTGGCCGTGGGCGGTTTCGGCTGTGGTCAGTCGAACTCCGGCCTCGATCATATTGTCCTCGAACTGCAGGAGATTGGTGTAGCGGGAGACCCAGTGCAGCGGGTTGTCATAGACCGCGACAACATCGAGCAGATCCGGCGCAAACGCTCTGTCAGAGCGCGGACAACGGCACGGGAGAGGCCAAGGCGGCCACGGCGGTCGTGGCGGTTGAGGGCAGCGCGGGTGGGAAATCTTGAGGTCGTCGGTCATTAGACCGCGGTCTCCGGGGTCGGGATATAGGGAAGCCGCCAAAATGCACGGCGTTGTTGAACACATTTGTGCAGGTCGCAATCGTGCGATCGCAGCCGGGCAGCAGTTGGAATTCGTCACCATTTGCGACCGGTGAAAGAAAGGCAAGCTTGACCGTGACCGTGCCGCCGCTGACGAACCCGGCGACTGTACGGCTGTATCCCGCATTGGCTCCGGTGGTCCCAGTGATCGTCCCGAGGCCGAACGGCGTTGTCGAGCTCGGCGCGCCGGTGATGACGGTCTGCGTCGAGCCGGCGCCGGCGGAAAACGTCACGGCGAGGCTGGCACGGTTGAACTGGCACATTGGCCCACCAAAAATGTGCGTGCAGGAGGCCTGCCACAGCCGCCGTGGCATCTGGATATTGAGCAATTCGAGATGTGAACGGCATTTCATGTCGATGCCGGTACGGCTGCAATCGATGTCGGAAATCCGCCCGGAGAACAGTACCACCGCTCCCAGACTGGTATCGCCGTAGGCCGGCATAAAGGCCCTTTCGAGCTGCAGCAGCGCGCCGTCGAGCTGACCTTGCCAGGCCGCCTCCAAAAACGGTAAATCGCCGATCAAGTCGGTTGGTTCGGGATAAACCTTTATATCGAGCTCGTCGACTTGGACACCGATGACGACCTTCGTCTTCGAGCGCTCGAATTTGGGGCCCGATGCAAAAGTCTGACCGTTGACAATAAGCGCAGTCGGCGCTGCCGAATACCGCAGAATTGATCCGCCGACCAAGGTGAAGGTATAGAGGTCAGCCATGATAAACTGCTCGCTGCCGTAGAGCAGCGCGGTCAGGGCAGCGGAAGCTGGCTTCACGACCGCACCGAGATAAAGGTGAGCTTCTTGAGCTGCCACAATTGAAACATAAAATTCTCGAAGGCGTAGCTGTCGTCGACGAACCGGCAGCGAAAGTAATAGCTATAGTCGACGGTGATGGTCAGTCCACTGCTCGGAGGCGTTGCGAATGTGACCGGTCCGGTTTGCGGGTCGACGCTATAGGTTGCCGGACTTTGCGTAATGCCGTCGAGGTAAACCGCACTGACAACGTTCGGCGCCACGATCGGCTCTATGAAGCCGCCACCCGGGAGTGCAGTGCCCATTGCCCGCTGCAGTTGGAAAACGGTGGCACTAGCGTTGCCGACACCGATCTGCTGTCCGGCGACGTGATCGTCACTTGGATCGCGAAACAAGAATGTGCCAAAGGCACCCTGGCAGAGCATAAAGAAACCCATTAGGGTTCGCAGCTCGTCGTAGCCGGCTGCCGGATTATCGCGGAGCAAATCGAATATCAGCGTAAACTGCCACAAGGGGTAAGGATAATCGAGCGCCCGTAATTCCCGTCCTGACACCGCGCGCTGCACACGGGTTTGGAAGGTCGGTGACTTGGTGACGCTCCACGCGAGCCCCGGCAGT